GGCGGCAAAAAGAACATTTTTACGGAATGAAATTGGAAAGTTATGTGTTCCCGGAGTGTATCTTCCCCCTTGGATAATTAGCCCCGGCTCTCCACGAAGCTTCACCCACCAAGCGTTTGGATCGTCCACATCGTACTCGGAAATGGCCGCCACACTATTCATCTGGGCGACAAGCTGCTTCATAGATACGGACGGAGCATTGTACCAATTCGCCTCTCCGGTAATCTTCTTAATCAGCCCAGCGATCCCATCAAGCTGCTGGAAGAGAGAATTATTATTCCCGTTAGCAGTAAAGGCTCCGGTGAGTGTTTTCTTCAAAGAATCCCAAAATCCGATCGAATAAGACTTCCCATCCTGAGTGACATAATTGATTCCGCTTTCTGTGGATTCCAGAGACTTCACACGGAGCAGGTTGCTGTGCGCAGTTTCGGATTTGTTGTGATCCGAAACGCTCTTATCTACATCTGCAGTAGATGCATTCTGCCGGACAACCCACTGAACGGTGCCATCCACAATAGTGTCACCTACATTTTTACCTTCCGGAAGCGTCAGTATATCTTCGTCTGCGGTTTCACCGGCGACCAAACACTCCAGGTAGATTGTTGGATATTCCTTCTGAAGAGATACTCTTTCCCCCACAAAGTACGGGCTCTTTTTGAATCTCCAGAACAAATAGCCGGCCATTGCATCTGCGGAAAACATATTGTCGTACATCCATTTCATCTTTCTGTCTGCACGATTCATCCACGCATCGAACATGCTCCGATCCGGAGGAGTCGAACCGATGGTGTTCCAGCCCTCCAGGATTTCGGCATCGGTAAAATCATAAAGTTTAAGAGGAGATTTGGACGCCCATATAGTATTGAAATCCGGAATGTTATTATCAGCCATTGCTGTACCTCCTGTTATAAAGAAATAGCATCGGCAAAAGTGCCGACCTCAAAACCTTTAGCATCTTTCTGCCCGTAGAATCCGAAATAATTGGCTGCGTCAAAATGACTGGCCTGCAGCAGACCAACCCCGCCGGCCCGTACAAATAGATCGAGGGCCCTTGCGACAGACTGTTCATTTTCATTCAGACGGCGGCCGATTGCAGCGTTAAATTTTGCATTCCCTGCATCGCGGATAACCACCCGATCCGCAGAAAAGATAAATCTCAAGCTGGATATTGTGTCCTCCGCGGTGGCCGGGGATGTATCCTTTCTGATTTTTGCGCGCAAAACAATCCGGTATTCAGGATCATTTAAATTCACTGATGTAAGCCAGCCTTCCCAGCTGTCTCTGAAACGGCCTTCTTCAAATCCCAGTGCATTCGGCTGTCCGTCAAATCCGAAAAACGGAATCGTAACCGCATCCGGAACCTGACGGTTCTGGTTTACGATTTCTCCGATACCGTCAAGCTGCGCCCCTTCCGCTGTATCAATCCAGCGCTTGTCCCGCAGATCCGTGAACATTTGCTCCAGCTCATTGAGTTCACCGCCTATAGCTGTAAGAAATGCCTCGAAAACGGGCTTCCCGGCAAACTGACCGAGAAGATGTTTTTTCATGGATTCAGTATGGTCACTCACTCAGGCTCACCTCAATCCGATCTGCATCAAAGACAGCAATCTGTCTCGGATTGATGCTGATATTGCTTGTAGAATAGCTTCCCGGGCTATCTCCTGTAGCTGCAGTCAAACTTATATATCCGATTCCGGAGGTTGCAGTAAAGATTACCGAGAAGTACCGCTGAAGGATAACATCCTGGCCAACAGTTTGAGTCTGCCCTTTCTCCAGAACAGCATCACGAATTTCCTGAATAGCTGCCGCAGGCATAGTTTCGTCCGGATTTTCGGAGACCACAATTTTCAGCCATACTTTAATCTGCTCCGGTCTATTGAAATGGATTTCATGATCGGCGCCCTGGCTATCGCTGATGACCTCTGAAACACTGCCATAGGTGTCAATACCCGCCGCTTTTTTCAGCCAGATTTGATACGCTATATCCTGTTCATTTCCGCCATCTACCACGGTTTCTATACTGTGCGGCGGCCTGCCGAACTCATCCGTACTATCCGATGTGTTTTCATACACTATGACATTCTTCACACCGTCCACGTCCTGCATAACTGCCGACTGGATAGCTTCAACCATGGCCGAAGAACGGTCATAAATAGCACTTTTCCACCGCTGCCGAAGCTCCGTGTCTGTCTCTGCTTCTCTTCCTACCACTGCTGCCGTATCATTGCTGACCAGGGCCCAGCCGGCTACCGGTGTAATGATCTGATTGACTTCACCGATAGCCGGATTTATCGCCCCTACCGTCTCGCAGCGAAAGCGCACAGGCGAACTGATGCGTCCGAGAGCCGTGCCGTTACCTGCAGCAACAGCGAAAGTTTCAAGCGGATTGTTCTTTTTGATCGTCAGTACGTTATTTACTATGGAAGTAGACAGAGAATCGCTGGAAATGGCCTCAGCCAGCCCGGAAAGGACGATAGACGCATCATCCTCCTCACCAGCCTCATAGGCGGCCTCTGTGCCGTCTATGCTAAAGCTGTACCGCATACCGGAAGAGGGTACAACGGTAAGCTCAATTTCTGCGGCACTGGCAGTACTTGCATCAATATAGGCCGTTGAATCAATCGAAGAGAACACTTTTGAAGTGTCCGCAGATGATTGAATTCTCGAAGCATAAGGGATAGTTGTACCGTTGGATCCTGTACAGGTGGCTGTCAGTGTGGTATATTCTGCCGTTATGGCCGTGATACCGGCAATTCCTGCAGCATTAGACAAACTCACTCCATACGCAGTGGATGGGTACATAGATCTGTAAACGGCTTCCCCCATCTGCCACAAATCGCTTAATTCATAGGCTATAATTCCGAAAAGCTGCCCCAGAACACTGTTTGCTCCTGTCTCAACCGGCACTCCCAATGCATCTGAAAAGCGGCTTGCCAGGTCAGCTTTAATTTCCGGCAGCCGCTTTCTTTTGAACCCCTCGCGAGTCAGGCCGTATTTTACTTCATTTGCCATAGATGCTCACCTCCTCCGTTATTTTCCCGAGGTCCGTTTCTGCTGAGTAAATAACTTCGGCAGTCCTGGACTGTTGGTCCACGAGAACACTATCAACCGATGCCCGAGTAACGCCATTAACTGAAGCTATCTGTTCTTGAAGGACCTGGCGTATGTGGCTCGCGTTTGGATTCTTTACAAGGATTCTTTCCAGATAGGGAACCCCCTGCTGAGTATTAAGAAACCACTCGCCCTTCCAAAATCCCAGTGTTATTTTTATCTGCTGGGCCACACGTTCGGTATTGTCTATAAGCGTCATATGGACCGGAAGATCCCATTCTTTTGTCAATTTGATGTCATAAGCCATGTTTCACCTCATTTATTAGGGGATCCGGTAGATCCTCCGCCCAGTTCTACACCGGAATGCGTGTGCTGCGTAAGGGAAACCCCATCCACAACAAGATCTCCTCCGCCGATAGAGAACGATGTACCATTTATGTTTCCGTAAAATCCTGTCGATGTCAGAGAAAAAGAACTGGATCCGACAGTGACAACAAATCCAGCCTCCCCAAGCACCGCGGTATATCCTTTGAATGACAGGCACAGATCATTGGGGTGTCCAGCTTCTCCCGAGGGGGACGCAGTATACATCCCGGGTATGAACATGCCGTCAGTCAGCGCAAATCTCCGCGGATCGTCGCTGTCACCTCCGGACAAATAGTCATCCAACTGTGACTCCGAAAAAATAAGAATCCCTGTGTCTCCGGCAATTATAGGAAAAGTAACTCCTACACTTCCGCCGGATCCGCAGGGAAACTGAACCGGCACTTCATGGATTACCGGGAATGCCAGGCTGCGGCCATCTTCGGTTTTGAATGCGCCTACCGGCTGAACGGATGCCCGGTTTGTGCCTGGATCATAAGATATGATGCACCCCGGAAGTGCGGTATGAATCTGATCCATTTCTCCCCGAATCAGGTTCTTTATCCGATTTTTGAAATTGTTCTCGGTATTCACTGTGCTTTTCCCCTCTCAACCAGGTCCATTTCAGTCACCCACCTACCGGCATGACTGTCCCCGCTGTGACGTAAGGATTCCACCCTAAACCAGCCGTCTATCAGGCTGCTTTTTACTTTCACGAGATCCCCGGGAATAACAGTCGGTGCGAGAAGTGTTGTTATGGTCCATCCGGCCTGCTTCTCTGTTTTTTCCTTTCCCGCCTTCTGCTTTTTTGTCCGCTTAGTGGTTTTCGCATCCTCACTTGCATTAGCGCGGATAATTCGCTGCGGATAGTCCACCAGACCGGACTCCGGTCCGAATACAAGACCACGAACCCCGGTCGTACCTCCGGCAAGAATAACCTGCAGAATCCCGTTCTGCACGCTCCATGTCAGCCCGGATGCATCGCAGATCTCCGTGAGTGCATTTCTCCCGTACCCGACATACGAATAGCCGTTTGGATAGGCGGAAAAAGTGACGTCCTCCCCAAGCTGTACGGCAAGGCCCATTCTGCGAGCCACATCCTGCAGCGCTGTTTCTCCGGATGTCCCCGGAGCGAAAGAAACGGATACGACACTATCCCGCAAGTTCATCTGTCCATCCGACACACGCAGTTCCGTCATTATGTTTTCTCCGTCATCTGCAGAAAATGCCTGTGTTGTTGTCCCTGAGAATATTTGTACGGCCCCCGTATTGGCCTCATAGCCGGCATAAAGATTTATTTTCAGATCCGGCTGTTCCAGCTTTGCCCTGTTTTCAGGAGCCAGATTGTATATCCGTACAGATGCTTTGTTCGATTCCTGAGAAAGGTCCTTCTCTACCTGAAATGAAACTCTCAGTTTATCGACTGCATATCCAATATCCGGGAATTCCACTCTATATACTCTCTTCCAGAGCATCTTGCACCTCCGATTCAGGTACATAAATAAACGATGCGCGGCCTTCCACGAAATCTCTCCGGCCAATCTGCTGAATAGCCGTGTCATTCACGATAGCCAGCAGCTCGCCCGGCGGAATTCCGCCGTGTCTCCTATACCCATCAAGAAGAGGAAAGTTCGGAACCACAGCAATTCCGCGGATAATGTCCGAATTCTGCCCATCACGGATATCCAGGCCCCAGCCACCATGCGGAGACCAGGCAAAATGGAGCTTATACAGCGTTCCGTCTAAAGTGGCGGACTCTATGAAGTCATTGTGATCCGCTATAGAAATCTGCAGCATATTATCTCCCTCCTCCTCCATCAAAATAAAATATTGGAAGCTATCCGGCCTCCAAGAGTGTTTTTGATAACGTTTGCTACATTTTGAGCTGTAATTTCCTTGCCTGACTGGATGGATCCTGCGGCGGTGTAATCCGCTCCGGCCGTATCGATATCGCTTGCCGTAAGCACACCCGATCCGATTTCTGTCTGGCCGGCGCTTCCGGCATCCTGCTCGGATGCCCCCGCGCTTCCCTGGGCTTCTTCCGAAGTCCCATCCTCCGGAATCTCTTCCGTCACCTGAGACACCCGGGTAACATGCACAAATTCAAGACGGCTCTTATAACAGATTCCATCCTGAACATTTCGTGGAAGGTCTGCAAGCGTCATAACCATATTCTCATAGATGGCCGTGCGAAGAACAACAGTCACCGGCTCACCGGCTTCATGAATAGCTCGAAGAGCTCCGATAACATTCTGCAATCGGTTCACATCGCCACCATGAAGTGCGGCGGGTGTAAAAATTGCAGTCATAGAAAGGGTAACCGGTCTTTTAGAAACATGATCCGCAACAGAAAATCCGGACTCAACCGGATACGAAGTCACATCTGATTTAAACTGTGTCTCGTAATCAAGAACGACATCCACATCTATATTTCCAATCGTGGCTTTCGTTGCTTTCGTTGCTTTGGCAAGGAAAGCATCAGCTATTTCTTTAAGCATGCAGCCTCCTTATACATTAGGCGACAGCTCCGGAAAACCGCTGCCTATGGCATTTGCTTCATCGGCGCTGTTGACATTAAACACAAAGCTCTGTGTACGGGAATCGGTATTTGTTGTAGTGGATCCACCGGAGGATTCCGGACGTCCTACTGCATTGGCAAACGAATTCGCTGCTTCTTCTGCAAGATCCTTTACATTGAAAATCCAACCAAGAATCGTAGAGTTTTTCATCTGATCTATAAGCCATAAAATAGCACTCCTTATAACCTCGAAGGCCGTATTGAACGCACCGAGGAACACGCGAACCGCTCCGACCAGTGTTACCGCAAACAATGAAACCAAAGGATACAGTGCATCCCATATTGCACCGCACAGTTCCAGAACATTGGACAGTGTTTCCGCAAGTTCTTTGTTTCCGCCGATATAGTCCCACCAGGCCGCCAGAATAGCCGCTCCCCTTCCTATAGATCCGACAATCGATGAAATGGTAGGAAGTACTCTTGTAGCAAGAGCGTCCAGTATTGGGTAATCTCTCTGGGCGGAGGAAAAAGCAGATTGGCTTTCTGCGCTGTTTCCCGGGCCGTTGTTCAAGAGGTCGAAGACATCACTATACCGTTCGATACGATTAAAAAAGCTGTCTATGCCATTCGCAACAGAACTAAATATTCCGGTTTTCTGTTCTACCCGCATGATAAAACGGCTGAATCGATTCTCTGCTTTTTGCAGGGCCTGCCCGATGGTCATAGGCATTTTAGAGAATTCATCATCGATCACGTCTCCGGATGCCAATATAGCATCCATAACACGCTGAGACGTCAGTTCACCTTGAGCCCCCATGTCTTTAAGGTCGGCCACTGTCACACCCATGGCCGCCGCCATATGCGTCATTAGAGTGCCGCCATTTTCACGCAGGCTTGCCAGTTCATCACCCTGGAGCGTACCTGCCTGTAAGGCTTGCCCCAGCTGGAGAATAGTAGACTCTGCCTCTGCAGTGGAGGCGCCGCCGGCAGTCAGGGCTTTAGATACGATGTCCGCAACCCGCATGGATTGCTCATTCGTGTATCCCATAGGCTTGGCGGCTCTGGCGACCTTAGTGTAAAGGTCACCGATAGCTGTCATGCTTTGCCGATTCCGCTGAGAGACCTCGTATATCTGCTTCTCTATCTCAAGTCTTTCGGCGTCCGTCTCTGTTACGGCTCTCAGTCGGCCGTCAAGGTTCATGACCTCATCCGCGGTCTGTTTAACAGAATAAGCTCCGAAAGCTCCGGCCAATCCTGCTACCGTTCCCACAGATGGAATCGCGGCGATCCCCGCTCCTGCGAGCTGAGCTCCCCGATGAACCAATCCCGCGCCGGAACGTCCTATCCCCTGCACTCGGGTGCCGGCATAGGAAGCTGCAGTTCCTATACGATTGAGTGCCCTCTGAAGGGGGCTCAGGCCCCGGGCCCCATTTATGCCTGCTGCGGCAGCTCTTCGATTTAAAATCCCAAACGCGCTGGAAGCAGCAGCCGCCGCCCGGGATATCATGGACATTCCGCGGGAAGCCGATCGGCCGGAATTCATGCCCGCAGCTCCTACTCTTTCCAGACTATTCTGCACAGCTTTCACAGAATTATTCGCTTGCTTCTGGCCGGTTACCTGGAATGTAACTTTGTTAACGAGTTCCCGCACAATCATTTCTTCCCGCCTCCTTTTCTTTCAATTCCTCAAGATCGGCACGCTGTATATCGTCAAGCATATCAAGGTACTGATTGATGCGAGCCACATCTTCCAATGTCGCCGGTCCTTCTTTAGCCTCGGTCAGAGTAAGCATATGTGCTTTTATGCATCTCCAGATGAAGGCGTCTCGTTTAAATTGGTCCGTGCAAACTCCCGGAAGGCTTCTTCTATGTCCTGAAGTGCGGAACGGACGCCAGCCGGGAGCACGCAGGACTTTGTAAAATTTAAGAAGTTTACCCGGAAAACGGCACCCATTACAGCAATCATGTCTATAATGCGGCCGTCAAAAACTTCAATTAATGTGTCTTCATCAAGCCGAACAGCCTGTTTCCTGTTTACCGAAACCGCAACATATTCCGGATCAAGAAGCAGCTTCCCGAGTTTCTCTAAGGTCTCCCCATCAAGATTGGGTGCCAACTTTTCAAGAGCTGAGATGATTGTAGGAATAATGACCACCGGGCTTTTCACATCGGCTTCCATATTTTCGGCAGCCCCGGCGGAAAATCCCACTCCGGCCCCTGTGAGGACCGGAATGAGAACACTCTGAATTTCTCCGAGAACATAGAGTGCGTAAAACGGAGGATATCTCCGGATATAAAAGACATCATTTCCGATTTCCACGCGCTCTGGTTTTAGGTTAATCATTCGTCATTTCCTCCGAATACCGGAGCCTCTACGGATCCAGTGCTGATTGTCCAGGTCAATTCATTGATACGTCTGCCGCGGCCGCCCTCCGGAGTATTTGCTACCCAGGCTTCCGGTGCAAAAAACAGCAGAGTACCGGACATATCTTTTACCAACAAAGGCAAAACACCTTTCCCTGTGGCGCGGTCCGCATTATACATGTTTGAAAGATAATCGTTGGACTTGGATGTGTTTGCAAGATTGATTTCCACTGTATAAGTAGAATTCGGATCCAGTGACCGCTGTACTTCACCATCTGCGCCGACATAGGTCTGCACACCCTCCCCGTTCGGCCGTATGGTAATCATATTATCTTCAGAGAAACCGGTAATCTGCCGGTTTCCAAACTGTACGACCACCTTCTTGGGATCATATGTCTTCATTTAGAGCTCCTCCTTTCATTAGATTGCCTGGATCAGATTCTCATAGGTCAGGCTGCCCGTAATATCTACAACATGAATAGCGCCGGCCAGACGGGCAGTAAAAGTTACATCTGTCAATTCACGATTTGCTTTCGTGTTTGCCGAAATGTTTGCGGCAAGCGGTACAGAAATCGTATAACCGAGGTTCTGGTTACCGTCCTCGTCATATTCCGTAGGAGCAATCCCTCCGCGGCTCTGCCCAAGTTCGAGCGCTTCTCTGATTCGAGATTCAATAGATGCGATTCCGGCATCGGTGTAGGGAACCTTATCTCTGTTGATAAGAAGGTTAAACACATTTGTTTTAATCTCTTCTTCAAGCCAGTCCCGGAACCGGATGATATCGATCCATTCACCTGCAGCCACTTTCCCGTTCTGGGTCACACTGACATTCCGAAACAGTTCAAACGTGTTGCCGTTCTTTCCCGTGATTGCGTTGAATTCCGTCTCTGTCAGAGGATCCACTGTAATACCTGCAAGTTTCTTCAGTGCCCATGTTTCACCGCCCGGATCAATCGCAAAACAGCGGGCCATGACAGCCACTTCCGGATATTCATTTTCTACAGAATGATAAAACCAGAAAGTCCGGTAATAGTTTTTGGCTTTAAGCTGGCTTCCGGTATCGGTCGTCATTTCACTGTTCTTTACAGTATCTCCGCCGAAAGAAGTGCCGTACAGCTTTCCTGCGGACTCAGCCCACTCAGCCATCGCCAGCACATCATCCTGTTCTTTGGAAGTAAAGGCTACGCCATAGAAATCACTGTCTGAATTCATGACGGCTGCCATAGTCTGCGCCACGGACTCCGTAACAGATCCAAGTTCCACGAACAGCATGGACGACGCTTTGAGCGCAAAGGGCTTGGACGGATCTTTAGCCTGGAGAGTCAGCACACCGTCACTGTAGGAAGCAGAAATCAGTGCGCTTTCGTCCCCGGTTACGGCCGTAGAAAGTCCCTGCAGTACATCATCAGAGCTGCCTTCATCATTCGTGTAGCTGTAGGTCTTTTCCGTAACGTTTCCGTCATCCCCATACCCCGATACGGTAAGCGTGTATGCGCTGGTAGCCCCGAGCTGCGCTACCGTAACCGTGCAGGAATTGACCTGACGCCGCCCTACTTTTACCGCCGCAGGAGACGGTGTCTGAGAAAAGGCATCGGACACCATCTTATACAGCGGATCATCTGCTGAGAAACCATCATCAAGCATCTGATCGGCTGCGGTGTAGGTACTTACACGCGGCAAGCCATGAAGATGTGGCCCCACGCACAGGATCGTGCTGAATCCTTCGGTGGAAACACCGGTTGTATCCAGGCTGATATCCACCTTGACGATTCTATCAAGATTCGCCATTATTGATATTCTCCTTTCACATCGACTTTAATAATTCTCTCCGGACATTTGTCCAGATTTTCTTTGATGCCTACGGATTCGATATATCCAACATCATCCTCAATCGTTCTGTCATAACGGATAGAGAGGTCGACCGCTGCACGTTTTTCGTAGGCAAGGCTGTCCAGGACAGTAGAAATATCATTGACGTTTCCGACATCATAAACAGCCATCCCCGCTGCGAAAAATCTATCCACTACAGAGGGGCATTCGAGCCAGTGCACGATATCAGAAAGCACGTCAACCGGCTCCTCTGTTCCGGATCCGAAGTACTGAACAGTCAGGGTACACTCATACGGAGCCCTTACAGACAGCACCCCGGGCTTATCTGTCCGTGATACAGACCTCCCCGCGGCCTTCTGGTCTCCATATTCCCTGAGGAGAATAAAGGGAACCTGAGGACGAACACGCCCCTCATAGCTCCAGACTATGCGGCGGCCGGGAAGTCCCGTGCGTTCCGCAATCAGATCATGTATCAGAGTTCTGTGTTCCGGCTGCACGATCAATCACCTCCAGCGCATATGATTTATAGTGGTTCAAAACACCGGACTGGTATGCATCGCATTGCACAACTTTCCATCTGGACCCTTGCCAGAGCAGTATGTCTGCTTCTTGCTGGGGCTCCCGATCCGTGAACAGCTCAACGGAAGAATACACTTTTACTGCGCGGACAGTATGACCGCCTTCCGGCTGTACGGCAGTGTATTCCTTCATGTTGAGAGGCTGAACAGAAGCATAAATACGAATTGTATCAGAATGCCCTGCAATCCACTTCCCAGAGTCAGTCCACGTACCTCCTTCACGACGCTCTATCAGTACCGGTTTCCTGAATCCCATCACAAGTCCCTCACTTTGAATGAAACAGCCTGGCGAAGCTGCCCCGTATCCACCAACGGGCGGTTGGATTTTTTCCGCCGGATGGTAAACGGGTGCAGCCGCTTGAATCGGCCACTTGCAAGTTCTTTTTGAATATCCCCCTGCATAGCCGCCCCAAGTTTGGCCAGGGCAACAGGAACCGGAATACTCTTAAAGAAAATTTGTCCGACAAGTGCATCGGACAACTCCTGCCAGCGCTTTCCCTTTTTATTCGCCGCCCTTGTCATAAACGGGCGCGCCGGAATGTGGATCATCGTTGTAGAAGGCTTTAAGTGCAGACCTGAAAAGTGCAAATACCAGCGCATTTTTATAGTTACCGGAATATGTACCCCGTATTCATGCCAGATAGCAAGATCCACGTTGCTGGCAGGAACTTTGCTCCCTTTTTCCGGCTTTTTACGAGTCCCGTCATCAAACACCCCGGCCAGAACCGTCTTCCCATCAAGGTCCGCCGCAGCTTCCATCATATGTTCCCATCCGTGGTCAACGATTTTCACGAATTTTGTCATACTCTCACATCCTTGTTACTACCGGCACGACGTGTCGCGCCTGAAGCGCAAGAAGCATCTGCCCGTACAGCGTTTTCCCAAGAAGCCTGGAAAAGGCGGTGCCTCCGCTCCCGATGCCGGATGCGTAGGTTCTCTGTAGGTCCCCTTCCCGCTCAGATGTGACATCTCCGGCCGTGACAGACGTATCCGCCGCACTGCCGGTTTCCTCCACCCTGTTCTGCATGGTCAGGATGTGGGCGGCATAAAGCACGCAGGCGGAATCATAGTCGGCCCCAAAGACCTTCTTGCTGATTACTCCGTCTGCAATGCCCAGCACAATGTTTGCCCGCTCATCAGTAATGCCGCTAATCTCCGGAGCGAGCGCACGGAGCATTTCCAACTGGCTCATTTATCATCGGAGGAAGCTTCGGCCGGTGCATCCTCGGCCTTTGCCTTTTCCGCCTCGGCGTCCTTTACGGCGACAAGCGCTCCGGAAGCAAGAAGTTCCCCGATTCGGGGATATTTCTTTACCAGAGCGGCCTTCGTCTCATCCACCTTCACGGACGTGGCGGGAATCAGTTTGTACGGCCCGCACACGATCAGGCGGGAAGATGTATTCAGAAGTACCATATTAAACCCCCTCTGCTTTCGCGAATGCATTCGGAATCTGGACAGTGACGCCCGTTGTAGAGGCGATGCAGTCGATCACGTATTCCAGATTTCGGTACTGAATCGGCATCTGTTCGAATCGGATCGGGATTTCCAGCTTGATGTATTTCGGATCGAAGAATCCGGCTACCATGATATCCTTACCGGAAGAACTTGCCTTTTCCAGTTCTCCTACCGACATAACACGAGTGATGTTCGGATGCGCCGCACGGAAGAAATCCAGAATAGTATGGTCACTGTAAGACAGTCTCTTTGTCGAAACAATCGTATAAACTTTCGGAGGAAGAAGCAGCGTGTTCGGGTGTTCCTCGAAGCTCGTTGCTGTTTCTACAGCCGCTGCCAGTCCATTCAGGTCAGCGATAATCTGTTCATCGGTCTTGTCGATGAACTTAGTTGAAGAACCGGTACCGGATGCAGCCACAGTGTATTCCGTCAAATTTGGATTATCGATAAATCCGGTGATGCCGTATTCCGCATCGCCCTTCCAGGCAATCGCGTTGATCTTACGGTCAATCGCTTCACGAGCAGCCTCGGCCTTTTCCGCATTAATATTCATACCTGCAAACTGGGCGTTCTGCAGATCCGTTACGCTGTACCCGTAAGCAGCGCCCAAAGTCCGTACATGAACCGGCTTTTCAACAGCAAGGATATCAATTCTCGGTAAATCATCCCCATAGTTGGAAATGATTTTAGCCATTCCTACGGAATCATAGATTCTCTGCACAGCTGTTTTCGCTCCAACAGGGATATCAGTGGTTACCGGGAAAACTTCAAAAGCCTTGAGAGGGGCCTTCTTTACCTTCAGAGCAGCCGCTCTTACATATCTCAGCTGTTCGGCAAGGAAATAACTGTATTTTTCATCAAAACGGCCGGAACGCATGAGTTCGGCCGCATCAAGTCTTTCAATATTTTTTCTTTCAAGCATTGTCCGATTCTCCTTTCATTTAGGAAACAACGATGAGAGCGGGGTTCTGAATATGGATTTCCACAATGTCTCCCTTCGCGCCTGCAGTGAGAAACATGTTTCCGGAAGCTGTAGATTCAGTCCCCTTCGTGAAGCCGCCGGCAGATGTGTCGTAGGCTACGGCATCCCCTGCAGCAACATCCCCTCCGGCAGTTACCCAAATATCCCCTTCTGTCATAACCGGGACTGCGGATCCATCCGGATAATACGCATCCCCTTCTTCATCTCCCGCAGGATCCCATACGGTAACACCGACCGGCACGCCGGATGCAGCTGCGGCCTTTACCTGCTTATCCGGAGCTGTTCCGCGTACAACCGGAACACCTGCCTCCACGCCGTCTTCCGCCGCAAAACTGCGAACAGTTTCTACAGTTGCGTTGGAGCGCATACCCGGAACACCGGGAGCATTTCCGCCATACCATTCCATTGGTTTATTCATTTATTCATTCCTCCTCTAATTAAATCTTTCTGGAAAATGCGGAAGCTTCATCTTCACGGAGCTTCTTCATCAGTACATCCAGGTCATACTCATCTTCTCTGTTTTCCTTAGGGGGTCTCAGTTCCTTTCTCTGTTTCCCCATGGAATCGTCCCGCTGTTCCGCATCAGCCTTGGCAAGGTCATATGCAGCATTGATATACTCGGCACTTTTTCCGTCCAGGTTGATTTTACGAACAGAAGCGATCACCGCCTTCTTAATGCTCACATCGTCCATGGCGTCTGCATTTTCGATACGGAATTTTCGGGCCGCATCCAGCAAATCGATTCTTTCTTTAACCTTTGCATCAAAGGCATCCTCGTGTGCTTTTACATCGGCCGCATGAGCTTCCTTTTCCTTTTTCAGGTCTGCTTCCAGCGCATCCATCTTTGCCTGCGCCTTATCTGCTTCTGCTTTATCAGTTCTCGCCTTTTCCTCCAGCTTGGAGATGTAGCGCACCACTTCCGGTGCAGCTTCATATTCCAGGCCGTCAATTCTTACTTTTTCCATGAAATTCCTTTCTCCTTCGTCTTCTGACTCCTGGCTGCCGTCCATGTTCAATCGGGCAATCCCCGCTCTGCCCTTCCGGACAACTGCCACATGGTTGTATCTGATTTTCCTCTGCACTGCGTCATACCGCGTACCGTCCGGAGCGACCCCCGGAGTCTCATCAAGCTCCAGAGTGTAACCGCAGGACAGCTCGCGGGCATCTGTCGGCAGATCATAAATGACGATATCCGCCCGGATTGTATCCCCATCCTGTCTCCCTCCGGTCAGCACCGTGCCGATCGGGGCGACTGCCGCCGCATTATTAGCGTTGACCATTGCTTTGTGGCCTATCGTAATGGGCTTCCCCATCAAACTGGCCAGCGATTCCGCATCAAATGCTTCCTCCGGGGGGCGATATTCATACCGATCTGTACCGTCTGCGTTTTTGTAGTGCAGAATCCCTGTTCTTCCTACTACCGGAGCATCCCGGATGAATCCCTCTGCTGTGCGTGTGGCCGCAAGAGCCACTGTATCAAATCTCTGCATAATTCCCTCCTGCGGGCATAAAAAAAGCACTCTTGCGAGTGCTTGATTTTTGGAAAATCACTTTGTAGGCGGTACAGCTCCCATATATTCCCGTGTTTCTTCGAGTGTAGAAAGCCTAAGCTTTCCGCCGTCATTAAGAATCAAATACGTATATCCCGTGATTGCGTCATCGCTGCGAAACTTCGGAATATAGGCATCCATATCGTGGAATTTCCCGGCCGCTTCCACTGTATAATACCCGTTCTTTTTTGCAAAATCCTTTACTTCTTCCAGCATCATGATTCATCACCTCCGTATTTCTGCATAATGGCGTTTACGATATCCAGGTTAAACGCTTTATCATCGACCCGAAGCAGCTCCGGCCCGGCCCAGCGGCCATAATACGTAAATCTCACCTGCTTGAGGAACCATTCGACCATATCTTCCGAGGTCTTATATGATTTCTTCGTGCGCGTGTTTCTCCACAGCTTGTAAGAGAACAATTCTCCCGTTTGAGGATCATAGATTTCAAGACGGTCGTCAGAATTTCTGCGTATATGCACGATGTGCCCGCCGCTGCGCTTCCAATAGACCTGCAGTGTATATCGTTTGCCCTTTTCGACAGCGATATTGAGCCACCGCAAGTAGGATTTTACCGTTTTGGCAGATGCGGGATGCGGTATAAAGTCCGGCTTTTTACCGGTCAACGGGTCAATCCACGCGAGCCTGGTATCTTTTGACAACTTGTACAGAGCGCTTCCCGCTTCTTCATAATTCGGAAGAGTTTCTACGTTATACCCTCTGAGGCGGGCTTCATAAGTCACGACGCAGCTCTGGCAGTTGATTTTATAAGCAATACCCTTGTCAAAATTCGGATTCGGACGGCCTTCGTCTGCTTCTGTTTCATCCATGGGATCTCCCCGTTTGGCTCCCGCAATCTTTGAAGGGAGCGAGGCATCTTCCTCTTTTATTTTAACAGATTCTTCGGTATTTATGCCAAGTTCAGAAGTATCTATTACAGGAATGCCTACACACCGGCACCGGATAGGATATCCGGGATTGCCGTCATATGGTGGATGTGCCCATTCAAAAATTTTCCCTTCGCGCGCTGCGTGGGCCGGCCGGACTCTTTCATCATTCGATGTAGACCACGTATATCTAGAGATCCCCGCAGAAGTCTGCCGGAGCTGCGTAAGCCGTCCGTTCAATTTCCCGATCTGATCTCGGGCAATAAGCTCCGCCCGATTTTTGTTGTTTTGCGCAACAGATTGAATCATCTCGGACAGCTCCGCCGTACGGAGCTGTTTCCCCTGTGCATTCAGAATCATATCACCCATCTGGTACCGGATTTTCTCCAGTGTCTGCGATTTGATACTGCGGATGAGGTTCAAATTTTCCTGTACCCACACGGCCTGGGCGGTTTTCTGCCACTTCTCGTTGATGAAAAAATCCTCAGCACCTACCGCCGCCTTGATGACAGCTTTAAATTCCGCATCATTGAAGGTATTAACGTTTCCGTATATCTGCTCGATCCGTCTCCGGAGTGCTTTCTCGGCTACTCTTTTGTCGATGTCTGCCTCCAGCTTTTTCAGCAGCGCATCCAGATCAGATCCGTAGCTGTCCATCTTCAGACCGTTTCTCTCCGCGATCTGTTTCATATCCGAAAGGGCCGAATTCATGGCGGCGGTGATATGGGATACATAAGAACGGAGGATTTTACAGTATGTCCTTTCCTGCGATAACGGATAGGCCCATTTGCGTTTCGGAATGATTATCATTCTGCATCACCATCGTCCTCAGCTTCTTTATCCAGGCTGCGATCCAGTTTGTACTCGCCTTCCTCTTCCAGCTTGTCCCGGAGCTCAATCGAGTCCAGCGCTCCGGAATTCACGAGAGCGATACGTGCATCGGCTTTATTTTTTTCGGCCTGCGCCAGGATATTCTTCGTCTCTGCATCCTCCTTGGCTGTAGGGCTCCAGAGCGGAGGAAATTCCACGGTCCATTCATCCGGCAGCCGGATCCGGTAATCAGAGCATTTACCCAGAAGATCTACAAGACGGGATATCCGCTGTTTCAGTGTCCGTCTCTGGATCCTCTGTACCAAATTGTAGTAATTTTCAAAATCCGCCTTTCCTGTGCTGTTCAATCCACCCGGAGACCGACCGAAAAGAACCGTAACGGGAATTTCAGTAACGGCTGATAGGGCTGACTGGAATTCTTCCATAATATCTTTTACACCGGATAATGCCAGATTCTTCTGATCGTACTCATCGGAGCTGTCAATAGCGATGGTATTCATCATATGCCTGCTCATATCGATGAGCTGTAGGCGCTGTTTCACTGTTTCCTCTCCGTTTTCAAAGGAAAGAAGCTCAGCCAGGCCATCCAGTTTCAAGATTCCCTGAGATAACCTGGACAGCGCCATCAGCGCCAGAGACAAACTCTCATCATAACGGACCATGTCATCAAATATCTTTTCCAGGACTTTCGCGCCCCATCCGTTTCTTTCCCGTCTCTGCTGCTCGGGCAGCAGTCCACCGCTGAAAACGATCAGACGACTTTCGTGTACTGTGATGATGTTTCCCGAGAATGTCTGAATATTATAAAACTCCGGCAGGCCGTACTTCGGGTCCCGCGGATCCCCGTACCGCAGTGTGTCGGATGTTGTGATATTCGGAGCCTCATAGACAATAAGTCTTTCAATATTCTTCAGGCTCCCTTCCCGCAGTTCCTCAGACAGACTTTCTGATCCGTCATTGGCCACGATCAGCATAGCGCATCCTCCGTACAGTCTGTCCCATGACAGCGCTTCAGAGAATCTCGCCTCCCCTTCAAGATCCTCAAAAATCGACAGGATGCGGGATGTATCTTCCACTTCCTCTTCTCCTGATACGATGCGGAAGCCGTTCTTCACTGCCTCATCTGCAGGAGCCGTGATGATCCGCTGCGCAAGACCGCTTCCGGTGTAGATTGCGCTGCACACCTGATCTGTCATTATCCGATCAGGCGCATAAAAGAAATGCGTAAATGGGTCACGGTATTTTGTTCCCGCTCCCAGTACGGCATTCTTATAACCATCCATATGATTCAATTTCTCATCCTCCCTTATGACGACAGTCCTTTCCAGTCATGAGAAACGGCCACCTCTCCAAATGCATCCGCCGCAGCATCCACCTGATCGTCGTGCAGAGCATCTGGGAATCCGCTCAATTCGTCCAGAAAAGCTTCATTCCATGGTCCCTCAAGCATAAGAACGTTTCCCTGCTGCCACTGCGATGCCAGCGGCTCCGCCCGCAAGGTTTTCGCCCCGCTGACCGGTTTGGCAATGACACGGAACCCTGCAAGCTCCCTCACAAGAGACTGCGCTTGTGCTTTCCCGGCCTGCCCGGGATCCTGAGGAAGCCGGATTGTCATACATCCGTATTCCGCTTTATCTGTTACTGCGGCGGATTTTATCAGTCTCCGAACGGCCGCCGCATTTTCGGCCCTTCGAATAACATCCAGTACAATGTACTGTCCGTTCCTCATTCGGCCGATAAGAACCCCTGCCGTCCGGTCAGGATTTTTACTGTCCGGCGTTATCTCGGTTGCGGCCAAGTCCCACGCCCTTGCCACAGATACCAGCTTATCCGGAACGGATTTTACAATCCGCGTCTGCTCCGGTTTGAAATACATTCCTCCCGCCGGCCGGATCTTCCAGTTACCTTTTAGCAGCCGTTCCCTTTCCACCATCGGCAATGCATTCAGGCTTGCGATGTAGTCGGGATTGATTTCGAGAAGGGCTTTATTATCGAAAATAGAAGAAGCGATGAAGGAAACACTCTTCACCGCTTCGTTACCGTATTTCAGAGCCAGTTCTTCCCGGGTATCCGCCCAGATGATTTCACCGTCTATCCTGGCAAAATACCTGATTTTCCCGGACCTCTCCTTAATGGCGTAACCATCCGGGCCAATCCACCAGGAAATAAAATCCGCTACCCAGCTGTCGGCATCCGGATTGCATGTAGCCCGAATATACGGCCGCACCCCGCAGGTGGACCGGTTACGGGACAGCATATAGAAAAACTGGTGCTCCGTGAAGTGCGTCAGCTCGTCATAACATATCAGGCAGATCTGCGAGCCCTGCCAGGCATGAACTTCTTTATCGGATCCGAGATGCCGAAAAGAAACCTTTGCACCGGAAGGGAAAATCGCCGTAGGCTGCGGAGTCTGCTTTATGGTGGCTCCGATCGGCGTATACATTTCTACGGCATTATCGAAAAGTCCGCCTTCCGCCATGATCTGCGTAGCCTGCCGGCGGAATATGACAGCCCCGAAGCCCGGATTGTCTATATGACGCAGGGGCTCAAGAAGAAGGGCATATGTCTTACCTCCACCTGCTGCCCCGCCATAGATCGTTATGTCGGCCGATGAAGAAAGAAACTGCTCCTGCGGTCCCGCTTGCGGCTTCAACACTATCATCGACCATTCTCCGGAAGATAAATCTGTACCGAGGGGGCCGCGGACAGAGGTGCGCCGTTTTTCCCAGTCACCTCAAGCTTATCCGCATCCAGCTCACCCAGAGCCTTCAGAAGAAGCAGAGCCATCTTCGCGTTTCCATGGAAAGCACCGTTAATGATCGACAAAGCAACCAGAACTCCGTAGGTCATTTCAGTCTCCGGAACTCCCTGCCCCTGGAGGAATTCCTTCTGATCTGGATCATTCACCGCAGTATCTCGGAGAGCCAAAAGCGTGTCGCGGATTGTTTTTTTCTTTCTTCTTGCCTTTCCGCTTGCAATACCGCCGGCACGACCTCGTTTTCTTGCTTCTTCCTTGGTTCGAACCGGTTTCAGGTTCTTTGCTTCTCCCGCTTTCATAGCTCCCCTCCTCTCCTGCACAACACAAAAGCCGCCCACTACGGACGGCCTTCTTTAGGAAGAAATATGAAATCACTACTCATATTAGCGAATTTCTTTTATACAGTATATCACTTTTTTAAGTGCCATGAAGTGCCACGGAGTGCCATCTTTTCGTCGAGGTATTGATGTCCCTGTTCCGCAAGCCGGAAAACGGTCCTTCTCCCGTACGATGTATGCTTTGCTACTGAATTCCAGGAAGCCCCGAGGATATACCGCTCCCACAGAACATGCCAGACAGATTCATCGTCACGTACAAGATTCACCAGTTCAGCAGCTTTTCCGATCTCGACTTCCAATTCTTTTTTCGCCTCTTCAAGCCGTTCCTGTTCTTCTTCTATCGCAGCGAGCGTTGCGTCTATCCCGATCTGACCTGAAGACTGTACTTTCTCCCCGATCTGCAACCCTGAAACCGACTCTGCCCTGGCTCTACTCTCTGCCAAAGCTTCTTCCATCCTCTTCACTCTGTTCCGTTTCTTCCTTACGGATTCCAGAAATTCCCGAGATGTCTTATACTCCACATTCATCATCCTTTTCTTGCACCTCAGTCTGAGAAACTGCATTCTTCAACTTTCTTACAGCTTTCTGCATTTCATCCAAGGTCGACTGAATGCAATCAGCAAGAACCTCCATCTTTTTACGCCACTCTTCATCATATTCAGATGTGCGCATAGTATGCAGCCTGTCGACCATCATATTCTGTATCTCGCTCGCATTCCGAATCCGGGAAATACCGATGTATGCTTTTTTCTGCCATTTGTAGTCCATCTTAATTCACTCCTCCTTTTGCACGTGCCGGCTGATATATGTCTCTCCGGTCCGAATATTCTGGATTTTTAAATCTCCGATAATCCGGTAACCTGAAATCTTGATAATTTTTACCACTGTGGCCAAGACTCGAAAGGGCTTCACAGCTTCTTTATGCTCTCTTGCTTTTCTTTCTTCCCTCCTGAACCTCCCCAATACCTCCGCATAAGTAGGGTCCTTATTCGTATATACTCTTCTCATCATTCCTGTCTTTCCCATTGGATCATCTCCTTTACTTCTCTTTGAAACCTGCTCCTTCGTCGAATCCTTTCAAATATCCGGCGGTCAGAGCCGCATCTGTAAGCCGCTGCAGATTTTGAAGAATGGTCTTCTTTTCTTCGATGGTCCTTCCGAAGGAAACTATATTATCAATCGGAATCAGGTATTCCCCAGTAAGCATCATTCCTCGGTGTTTATTGTTCTTCCATGTCTTTTTTATAAGGTCTTCGATGTTTTGGTTCTTGTATTTAAACTGCATATCTGTCACCTCTTTGGATTCTCTCCTGTCCCAATCAATCTTTCAGAAGGTCTCGATGCCCATCATTTCACTTCTTGAATCTTCTTGACAAAATCAATAATCTTATTTGCCACAATATCTAAATTCTCCGGAGTAATCTGCGGAGCCATCATCATTGCATACATTTCGCGTTCAGTCGGAATGAACACTTTCACAATCCCGGACACTACTGCGACAATCAAAGAGTATTTGATGATTTTCCGATAGGTCTTCATTCTTTGATTTTCTCCGGAATTATCTTCTTTGTAGAAAAAGGGAAAATCATTGAAATTCCAATCTGTAGCCATCATCCAAAATGTAAACAGAATGGCAAGGAGAGAAACAATCATAAGAATAAACAGGAAATCGTCTAGGTTTTTCAGAAACGAAATCACATATATATAAATCGGGGAAATAATTGGTTCCATAACTATGCCTCCATTTCCGACCGGACCGCCTCGAGCATTGCGGCCTGGCCTTTTTTCTTGCTCTGAAGAGCCTTACATATTCGTTCATCTATAGTGTTTTTTGCCGTAAGCAGATAAATCTTTACAGGTTTTGTCTGTCCCTGTCGGTCCAGCCTTGCATTGGCCTGCTGATACTGTTCAAGGCTCCATGTCAAGCCGTACCACACAGCGATGTGCCCACCCTGCTGCATATTCAACCCGTACCCGGCGCTGGCCGGATGAGTGATAAGCATCGGGATCTTCCCCGCATTCCACTCTGCAAGCATTTCCGCCCCGCGAAGGACTTTCGCATCAGGGAATGATTCCAGTATCCTGTCCCGATCGGAGATGAATCTCACATATACAAGAATCGGTTCTCCTGAATACATATTCCTGATTTCCCGAAGCGCGTGAATCTTATCCTCGGAAACATATATCCGGCCGCCATCATCGGTATAAACAGCCCCGTTCGCGATCTGCTGCAGCTTGTTGGAAACGGCTGCGGCGGAAAGCGCCGTGATTTCCCCGCCTCCGTACTCAATCACTAAATCCTTACGGATCCGGTCGTACCATTCCTTCGCTTTATCAGAAAGCTCAACAGGATAGGTGATGATTTCTGCCGGCGGACGGTTCTTCTTCTGCGGTTCCAGACTGATACAGATATCTGAAATCTTCCGGTACAGCTCCTCCTCTGCTTCCTTGTCCTTGATCCGGTAACTGTATACAACCGGCCCGTTCCTCTTATCCGGAAGGAAATACCGATTCCGGAATTCCGTCAGCGTTCTTCCCAGGCGCTTTCCTCCGTCCAGAAGATAGATCTGCGCCCACAAATCTTCCAGGCTGTTCGGGCTCGGCGTACCTGTCAGCAGAACGACACGGGAGAAACATCCTCGGCACTTCTTCAGTGCACGCCATCTTTTGGAACCGGCGCTTTTGAAGCTTGTGCTTTCGTCCAGGATCAGCATATCGAACGGAAGACTATTCCGGTAATATTCAGCAAGCCACACCACATTTTCCCGGTTGATGATGTACACATCCGCTTCCCGAGATAACGCCGTAATCCGTTCCGTCTTTGTTCCCAGGATTTCAGAGAACCTCAATCCATGAAAATCTTCCCACTTTTCCGCTTCGTCCTGCCATGTCACCTCAGCCACTTTCTTCGGCGCCACGATCAGCACCTTTTTCACCTCAAACCGGTCATACATAAGCTCCTGGATCGCTGAGAGTGTGATAGATGTTTTTCCCAGGCCCATTCCCAGGAAGATTCCGCATCCCGGATTATCCACAATATGGTCAATGACTCTTCTCTGATAATCGTGCGGAAAAAATCTCATCATGCCGCCTCCTCATCATATCTATCAGATTTCTTGCGGAAACCTCATTATCAACAACAGCTACCCTCGCTCCCATCCGGTAAAGCTTCCGAAGGACTGCCCTCTGTGCCGGCCGGGGCTTCTCTCCGGGGGCCTTCACCTCCACAAAACCTGTGATCCCGCCCGGCAGGACTACAATCCTGTCCGGCACACCGACCGCTCCCGGAGAAACGAATTTGTATGCCTGTCCGCCGGCTTTCTCTGCGGCCTTCCGCAATGCTTGCTCGACTTTCACTTCTCGTATATTCTGCATAAAGATTTAATCCTCCTTACATGGCTGGAAACGTTGGAAACAGAAAAATCATCTTCTGTTAAGATTCCCCTGAATAGGCAGATTAGGGATAATTCATAATATGTATTTTTCTAAATTTTCTAAATGAATAAATCTTCATATAAAAATTGTTTCCTCTGTTTCCAAGTAATTTTTTTATAGATTCTATCGGGAAAAACTTTGGAAACAATTCCGGAAACAAAATATTTTTTTCGTTTCCGGAAGTCCCCATCTCTCACAAACAGCTATTCTGTATCCGCTCTAAGAAACGCCCTCTGTTTCCCGTATAGATTTCCAAAGGTTTGAATGCTTTTTGCATTCCTCCACCCTCGCATCGTTTGCATGATCCCATTCAGTTCCCTGGCATTGGCATTGGTAAAATCCTTTTTCGTTCCGCCAAACACTTCGCACCAGATTTCCAGTGTGCACACTTTTTTACGGACTATCGTCCCCTCCGGTGCTCCCGGTTCTCCGTATCTTTCCAGGTAGTCACGGCGTTCAAAAATATCCATGTCTTTCCAATTTTCCGGAAGCAGCTTATCAAGGTAGTCCGCAATCAATCCAACCTTCTCACTTCCCTCTGTATGCGCTTCCTGCAATTCCCGTGCCTCCGCCGCAACTTCTGAAGGAAGAAGAAGGCTTTCGTTCTCTTCGTACATCGTCCGTACCTCCGACCACACCTGATCCACATAGTCCGGCGTCAGCTCCTCCAGATTCTTCTTTCCATCGCCGTGACAGAAAATCGGCCAGAACCGGCGGCCGCCCGTCCGGTCTTTCAGAAAAACGGCATCGTTTGTAGTTGCTGCGAAAACGCACTGCCGCGGGAATTCCTCTGTCCTCCGTCCGTACGGTGCGCGGAACCGGTCACTGTTCCGACTGAGAAACGCTTTTATCTGGTCATTCTCCGCCTTGCTTGTCGCCTGCATTTCGGACAGTTCGTTGATCCACGCGCCCTGCAGCTGCTCCATCGGATCTTTTCCCTGGAACGTTACCAGGCCGTCATTGAACCAGTCCTTCCCCAGAAGCCGCAGCACAGTACTTTTCCCGATGCCCTGCGGACCGGACAGAACAAGGCACTGGTCAAACTTCACGCCGGGCTGCAAGACACGTGCCACAGCTGCTTTGAGGTGGATCCGTGTCACCGCCCGTACATACGGGCAGTCATCCGCGCCAAGCCAGTCTATGTACACTGTTTCCGCGCGGGGTATTCCGTCCCATCGCAGAGATGCCAGGTACTCCCTCACCGGATGAAATGCATTTTCCGCCATCACTTCCGTCAGGGCATCGTCAATCACCTGACGGGCCTGCAGCCTGTAGTGAACACTGAGGTAATTACGGAGGCAGGCATCATCTGCGTCCCGCCATATCAAATCCTGTCCGGCTTCCCGCCAGGGAAGGTTTCCCCGCAGCATAAAGCGATGCGCGAAGTCGTCCCTGCCGAAGCGTCCTGCCAGCAGCGGATCATGAGAAAGAATCAGGATGAAATTACGGGCGCTGGGGAGCAGGTTTCCTTTCTTATCCGTTTCCAGCGAATCCATCCAGTCCGTGTTCGTGTCGGCCGCACCGTCTTCTTCCCATCCTTTTTTAAGCTCCTCTGTGAGCTCCCGGCGGCTCTCTCTTGCCGTTTCCTTGTCCTTCCTGGCAAAGTCTGACATTTTCACGAAGCTCGGCAGCTTGTTTGCCGGTGTGGATGCATCAGAGTCCTCGTCCAGGGCGCCGAAGAGGTGGATCCGCACCAGGTCGAAGGCATTGCACAGCCGTCCGCCCGCAGGATCGGTGCTGTGGTGAGAATAGGCAAATCGGTCTTCGTACAGCACAAGGCCTCCGGTGGTACTCCCTGCCAGGTATGTATACCGGCCTTCTCCGCACGGAGCATATACATCAGCCAGGAACGTCTCGATAGCTTCCCCGATGGGATGGGCCCGGCAGAAGGCCCCGATGATGCCGTCCTTTTCCAGCGGATCTCCCTGCTTCTTTGCCGTCCGGCGGACAATCTCCGTTTCCCGCTTGCTTGTGGGCCATTGTGAAACGTCCTGCCAGTTTTCATACCGGGCAAGAACGGCTTCCGGATCCAGAGGCGGAGCATCGTTGTGTTCAAAAACGTATTCCCCGTCCTGCGGTGTGGATGGCCAGTACATCAGTCTTTCGGGTTCATATGTAGTGTCGTCCATTGCTTCGATATCAATATCGGCGGCCAATCGCCTTGCTATAGCCTGATAGGCCTCCGGGCCCACGGGCGAGGCGAGAAGCACCAGCACACGCAGGCGCGGCGCCTCCGGACGGTGGCTGTGGGTCGAGTAGACCGCCCAGGCATATCCGGAGAGAGACTTCTTCAATTTGTCCATGAAGTCCGGTCCGGCATTATCTGCATCAAGCGTCACGATCTGCCGAGTGAGAACATTTTGCTTGAGACGGCGGCCGTCTTTCAGGGCGCCTCCTACAAAGCCGCCAACACTGTCTTTCTTGGCGTCCCTTTCGGACTTCTTCATTGCCTTGTATTCGGCTGCTGTCTCCCCGGTCCGTACAGTATGCGACAGCTTCTCCAGCAGGTGCGACCAGGTTGTTTCTGACCGCTTCCATCGTTTCTCGAACCGCCGGGCTGCCGTATAGATGACAATTGGTAAATCATAGTGCAGCTCCATTTTCAGCCGTCCTTTCGGTAGTAAATATCCTCGAATCCGTCTGCATTTTTAACGAGTCCCTTTTCCCAGGGCTCGTTCATGGACATGATCCGTGTTACTTCTTCCATGCTTCCTTTATCCTTCGGCACTTCCATAATGACTTCATCGTGGACATGCATAAGGATTTTGTATCCGGCATTTTTCAGACGCAGCATTGCGGCGGCAAGGCAGTCTCGGGCGGTAGCTTGGACAATATTCTCAACAAGCTTTCCTCCGTAGGTTTCCAGTTCTCCCCATGTCCGCGTTCCCTGTTCCATTCCGGCGTAGAAGATGGCCTCCCCGCCGAAGCGATTCTGACCAATGTGAGGGTGGATGTAGACCAGATGCCGGCCGCTCGGGATCTCTATAAAGAGAGCACCGAAGCGGCAGTGGAAGCGCAGGCGCCCCTGCCGAATTGTTACAATCTCTCCCGGATTCCACACCGCTTTATGTACGGCGGCATCCACAGCCCACCAAAACCGCACGATAGCCGGAGAAGCCCTCCGCCATTTCGTAACGATATCTATCAGTTCTTCATCAGTGAGCCCCATTTTATCCGCCCCCATAGCCTTAAGAGCTCCGATTCCTCCGCCGTATCCGAGCGCCAGTTCTGCTATCTTCCCCTTTTGCCGGAGATGACCGTTGACGCCGTGTTTCACCACCGGAACACCGAACATGGCCGATGCAGAGGCACAGTAGATGTCGCCGCCTTTTGCAAAGACATCCTGGCGCCATTTTTCTCCGGCGAGCCAGGCTATGACACGGGCCTCAATGGCTGAATAGTCGTCAACGATGAAACGGCAGCCGTCTTCTGCCACAATAGCCGTGCGCACCAGCTGAGAGAGCACGTCCGGCACGTTGTCCCAGAGGAGCTCCAGCTCCTCCAGATCTCCGCTGAGAACCACATCGCGTGCCGCCCGCAGCTCATCGATCGGCATGGAGGAGCGGGGAAGATTGTGCAGCTGCACGATCCTTCCGGCCCATCTTCCTGTTCTCATTGCTCCGTAGAATTGGAACATCCCGTGAATCCGGCCGTCCGAGCAGACCGCCTGTGCCATAGCTTCGTATTTTTTAATGGATGTCCGCCCCATGAGCTGGCGGATCTCGAGCACCCGGCGCACATCGCCTGGGATATCTTCCCGTTCAAGAAGCTCAGTCACGGCTTTCTTGTCCAGGGCAGGAACCGTCTCACCGATCCGGTCTTCCACCCAGCGCTTCAGTTGGGCAACACTGTTCGGATTCTCCAGCCCGGTGATCCGGACTGCTTCTTCCCGCAGATGGGCGCTGTAGTCCTGATTCATCCGGATGGCGTTCCTCACAAGCTGCATATCCACCTTGGCTCCGTTCCCGTTGATCCATTGATCCATCAGCCAGTACCGGTGCTCCGTTTCAGTCGGTTTCAGGCGCAGCAGTTTCTGTCTGATAGCCCGTTCCACTACAACATCCTGACGGTTGTACTCGATGTACTCCGCCCACTTGTCCGGGGCATCTTCCGGCCGGTTCCGCGTGCGGCCGCCGTTTGCTTTAGTAGGCTTGCACGGTTTTGAAAAATAATTGATGAGAGCCTTACCTCGGGCATCTTTCTGTTTGTCCTCCCCCAGCTTCAGAATCTTGGCAACGTTGGCCAAGCCTGTGGGAAGGCTGTTGTACAGGGACAGGATAGAGGTGCACTCCCAGCATTCAAGCGGCATGTCCGGGTAGATCTTCCGGAGGCACGTCATTTCAAAATTCGCATTGAAGGCCGTCTTAGTGACAGACCTGTCAAAAAGGGCCTGCACAAATCGTGCAGGCACCTCTTCTCTGGTCAGGTCGGCCACCTGTACGGGCTCATCATCGAATGCATATCCCAGCAGCAGAATTTCAAAGTCGGGCGAATCAGCATACTTGTAGACGCCGTAGCGGATATCCGCACTGCTGTAGGTCTCGATATCGATTGCCAGTGTTGTGGCCATAGCTTTTACCTCTTAAAAAATATCGTCAAGCTGTTTGTCTGCATCGTCAAGGAAATCATCGCTGAAATCACTGTCGGAGACAGAATTCCCGGAAATCGGCTTGCCATCTTTGATTTTTCTGATAGCAAGGAGCCCGGCTCCGATTCCCTGATTTCCGCTCTGGTTATAGGGATATAAGGACAGCACCGCCTGTGCATACACCCCGCTGTAGATTTCTTCCTTGTCTGTGATATCTTCAAGATTCCGGCTCAGAACCTTCGGAGGATACTCTTCGTTGGCTTTTGCATTGATGTAATAGCATCCTGCAAAATTCGGATCTCCTTCACGTTCTGTATCCCCGTCATGCAGCGGCATATTAGCTCTATTCAGGACCTTCTTCCCGCCCAGGCGGCGAACTGTATCCTCATCGCTGAGCATGCTTTTGATGGCTGCATGATATCTGTCCAGTGTTTTCTTATCGTCCTTGCGGATCAGTACAGCGGCACTGTAGCGCTTCCGTCCGGACAGGTCCTCTTTCGGGCTAAAAACATTAACATAGCAAAGTTTGCAGGTTCCGGTTGTGAATTTCATAGTTATTTCTCCTTTTTTTAATTAAAGATATTCGTCTTTGAATTCATCGGAAATATCTCCGATTTCCATTTCCTTACGCTTATCAGATTCGGGAACAAGGGTAGGTTTTCCCGCTGATTTTGTGATGTTGGCCCCGAGGATCTCCGCGAATCTTGTTTTTCCGCAGAGCTTTTCCAAGGCTGTCAGTGTCTTGAGAGAAGCAGGTTTGTAGATGTCCTCGATACCGGCGGCAAGCAGCTGCTCCGCCGCAGCCGCTTCATCTACTATTTTTCGGGTGCTTCTGCCGGCCACAAGCTTTAATCCCGGCCATTTCGTACCGGAAAGGGCCTTGCCCATGGCATAAGAGTCAATCCCGTCCAGCCAGTTCTTGACCTCTTTTGCATGCAGCACAATATCTGCAATTTCAAAGTCTTCAAGCTCAGATCCGGGGGCAAAGTCATCCTTGATATGGGATTTCATTTCCTCTGCATAAGCCCTGCATACTGTTCTGGCTTTGCAAAACCGGCAATGCTCGCCGGGCTTGAATTCGCCCTCGCCGGCCATAGCCTTTTCTGCGATGGTCCTTGCTTTCTCTCCCCACCGGAGAAGTTCTTCCTCCGTCAGTTCATAGGATGAAATGTTATCCAGGCGAGGCTGGATGATGGTCATACGTACCTTACTGATGTCGTAAAGGAAACCATAGGCGGTGAGTGCTCCCAATGCGTACAGCATCATCTGGCTGTTTTTCTCGGCAGCCACTCGAACGCCCTTGCCAAACTTCAGATCCACGATCTCCAATCCTCCGTCTGATACAATGACCAGATCCCCTGTACCGAAGCCCTCCGGCACGAATTCAGAGAAGTCCAGGCGTTCCTCAACAAGCACCTTCGCATCCGGGGAGGATTTCCGGGCAGCGATGATCTTCTCAATACAGGCATCAACATACCGTTGGATGGCCTCACGCATTTCCGCATTTTCGCTCTTCACGATACCGTCTCCGCCGGCAAGGAATCCCCGCAGCGTCTCTTCTGCCAGGGCATGTGCTGCAGTTCCTTCTGCCGCGTAAGGGCTTCCCTTGTCAGGGAATTGGCTTTCCAACTTTGCGGAAGGAGTGCACACCAGCCAGCGATGGCTCGCAGAGGCAGATAAGAATGCATGTGTCCGACTCATCAGATTGCCACCGCTTTCTTGAATTCATCCAACATGGATTTAGGAAGAGCTGTGATGCGTGAAACCTTGTGAGCCGTCAGGAAATCTTTGATTTTCTTTTTTCCCTCTTTATCAGCGGCGCAGAATTTCTCGCAGAGAACCCGCAGCTCTACGGCTTCCGATTCTGAAATGGGTCCGTCTGTTTCCGGTTCCGTCACTTTTTTCGGCTCAGGCTCCGGTTTAGGATCTGGAGCCGTCTCGGAATCAGGATGAAACTCGGCGGACGCCGTGTAGCTCCTTTTCTCTTCAACTGTTGCAGAACCCGGAACTTCTGCAATCTTGTGTTGTGTAAAAAACAGAACGTCTCTTTTTAATTCTTCCGGTGTATCTGCTACAAAGGTAAGTGTTATCATTTGTTTTCCTCCTGTGTTACAATACGGGTAAGGAGTCTCAATTCCTTACTTGCTCTGTCGATTTTGCCCATCGTCAGAGCTCTTTTTTTTCTGCTTCGTCCCGCAGTGTAAAATAAAGAACCTGTGCCACATCCTTCAGCCGGTCCGGATTCTGAAATCGAGATTTCAGAATTTCCGTAATCAGCGACAGCAGGTCAATCAAATTTCCCTTTGCATCGTGCGAGACTGTTTCTTCATTAGTCACTGCAATGATGTATGCTGTCGTATCGTCAGGACAGGTCTTTGTCAATTCTTTCGCTTTCTTGCAGAAGCATGCTTTCAAGTATTTCATGTGATTTCACCTCCTTTCAATCAGTGTCCTTTTCGCGGGTCCAGGGATATAGGATTTTGCCTTCAAATCGGCCATTTTCATCTGTTTCATACATAAGGTGTATGGATATTTTGGCCTTCGGGAATTCATACGCCAGGGAATCCAGTACGACCTGCAGTTTATTCAACATCCAGGCTTCTTCATTTTTATTCATGTGTCGTCCTCCTTTCCGGGCTTTTCCGATTTCTTCTCCGGGACGGTCGCAATCTGCGGATTGTTTCTGAGTTCCTGCGCATATACTAAAAGTTCCCGGGCAAAAGCCACCCGCTCCTCCGGATCATCGGTAAATCCAATCAATGCCGACAGTATGAGGCTCTCCAGCTGATCCGTTGAAGAAGTATTGCAGATTATCTCCGTCTCGCTGCTGTTTGCCGCTATAGTCATATAGGCTCCGACATTATTGCCGAGCAGCCCCTTTGCCAACCGGGCCCCGATAACAATATCTTTAATTTTCTTCATTTCTGGTCATTTCCTTTCAGCCTTCTTCCCATTTCGGATAGAGCTTTCGCAAGCAGTTTATTGTTACTGCACCAGCCGATACAGTAGAACAAGATGCAGGTTCCCATGAAATCACGGAATTCCGCTTCGGAAGCTAATTCCCCCGGGAATCGTCCGAAATATCGCGATAAAATCCATTTCGGGTATACATCATTGAGAAATCCCTTGACCGCAGCCTCCGGATTGCCTGCTACAAACGTTCTGATTTTCCGCGGGCCCTCATTTTTTACAAGAAGCAGTGCTTCTTCCCAGGTAAATCTATTCCCCATCTTTCTTCTCCCGTTCTTTCAGCCCGTTCTCCAGATTTCTGGCGATTCTCAAATTGACCAGGCTTTCTTTAGCGTTTTCCATTACCGAAATCTGGTATTCATCCGGAACAGACTGGAAAATGACTGCCGCGACGAGATACGCGATATCATCGATCCTCCCGCAGGCGGAGGTTCCGTTTATGTCCCCGTTTATCCATGAAATAATGTAAGCGTCCAGGCCTCCGCCGCATGCTTTATCCATCCGCTGACAGTGCCGCCTAAAATCAGACAGGTTCCGCTTTGCGAGTTCTTCCTCGTTATTCATCATTCTTCCTCCTTCTTGAGTATTTCCACATCAAGTGTCTGACAGGCGGCTCCGGATAGGCCGTTGCTTTTGGCAGTCCGCAATCTCTGTGACAAGGCTGCAGCTTTCCGTTCTTCCGGATCCACGTCTCTAAACCGGGTATGATCGACCTGCCGCACAGGCAGCACATCCGTCGTTCTTCGGTCACGGGACCACGGCCTGCATCGGATGAATACCGAGAAGCCATAATGCCATCGTGATGCATACCGTACTCAAAAACATGCCTAACGCGAAACACAATGCCATTTTTGTGATTTCTTCGTCTCTTTTTTCCTGCGCTTCTTTCTTTTCAAGTGCAGCCCGCCGCATGGACTCTTCTTTTCGGAACAATCTTGCAGATTCCGCCCGGCGGTTGATGATTGCAATCATTTCGGCCGTTGCCCTTTGTCGTTGTGCTTTCGTTGTCATGCTGTTTCCTCCTTTCTATCATCATCTTTAAATTCATCAGGATGGCGGATGATGTAATCGAGAATAAATTCAGCCAGCTCTTCCATTGCTATACCTCTTTCACCTAACACTTTTCTTTTTTGAAAAGAATCTTCATTGGAATATCCGGAAAGAATTTGTCATGAATAAGAAATCCTTCCGCGATGGAAAAAGAAGTTCTACCGTAAATCTTGTTTGCCGCACTGTTTCGATGAATTCCAAGAAGCTTTGCAATATCTTCGATTTCAATTCTGCGAGCGGCCATTTCCTTAATAAGAGTTATCGGTCTTCCGTTAGACATATTAGACCTCCTTTCTACGCATTTGCGTGCTTATGCTCTTATATTACTTGCGTTTGCGTACTTTGTCAATAAAAAAATATGCATTTGAATAATTTTCTGTTGACCGTACTATTCAAATGCGCTATATTGAAAATATAAAGAAAGGAGACTGTATTATGGGTATTGGAAGCATTTTGGCAAAATTGCTTGAAGAAAAAGGCATGACAGCAGCGGATTTAGCTCGTCTTGCCGATGTAAAGGTAACAACTATATACAGCATCATAAAAAGAAATAATACAAAAGTAGATTTAGATATTCTTATCAGGATTTCTAATGTTTTAAATGTTCCGGTCGAATACTTCCATACAGGAAAATATGATTCGAAATGGGATCAGACTCTTCCTCCGCTTACCCATAGAGATGAAAGGGAGATTGCCAGAGATCTGGAAAAGATGCTTGCGGATCTGGACGATCAAAATGGGATGGCGGCCATGGGCGGCACCGTAGAGGACAATGAAGACAGAGAACTCCTGAAAGCCAGTCTCCTCACTTCCATGCAGCTCGCCAAACGTATTGCAAAGAAAAAATTCACTCCGAAGAAATACAGAACAGACAATAAAGAATAAGGACTGATACGATGGACGCAAAGAAAAAAGCAGTGTCGCTCATCCGAAGATTTCACACAAATGATCCGTTTACCCTTGCTTCTGCACTTGGTATCCATATTTTGTACAGCGATCTCGGAGGAACATGGGGATGCTGCACTACTTATAAGAGAATAAAGTTTATTCACATAAATACGGAAATATCTGAGGAAAAGCAAAAATTCACCTGTGCACACGAGCTCGGGCATGCTGTTTTGCATCCAGGTATGTCACTGCCATACCTTAAAGCCCATACTTTGTTTTCTCCGGCCGTGTACGAGCGCCAGGCCAACACGTTTGCAGTGGAACTGCTCCTGCCGGATATACTGCTCCGAGAATATCCTGACTGCACCCTGGATCGTCTCGCAAAATTTGCCGGCCTTCCTCCGGGCATGTCGATTTTTAAGACTATTTCTGCAAAATAAAAAAGCTGCATTCATATTGGCGTATGAATGCAGCCTGTGTTTGATAATACTCCCATATTATCAAACAATGTAATTTCCCGGTTTGGGGCTGATTACTTTTTTATTGTATCATTTCAGCCCCTTTTTTCATTTACTTTAAGGGGCTGATTTTTTATGGATTCCAGTAAAAATGCAGTAATCTATGCACGATACTCATCGGATAATCAAAGAGAAGAGTCTATTGAAGGGCAGATCCGTGTTTGCGAGGACTATGCCCGCAAGAACGGATTTAATGTTATAAATATCTATGCCGATCGAGCATTGACCGGAAGGACAGACAAAAGGCCGCAGTTTCAGCTTATGATAAAAGATTCGGAAACAATGACCTTCCGGCACGTCATTGTTTATAAGCTAAACCGGTTCGCACGAAACCGCTACGATTCAGCAGTCTATAAAAACAAGCTCAAGAAAAACGGGGTCAAACTGGTTTCCGCAATGGAGAACATTGCTGATGATCCGAGCGGAATACTTTTGGAATCGGTTATCGAGGGCCTGGCAGAATATTATTCTGCCGAGCTTGCAGAAAATGTCCGAAGAGGAATGACCGAGAATGCGCTTGACTGTAGATATACAGGAGGGGCAGTTCCAATGGGGCTTAAAATTGACGAGAACGGGCATTTTATGCCCGATTATCCTGCCGCTAATATAATTTATCAAATTTTTAAAGCGGCAGCCTCTGGAGCCGAATACCGTGAAATTCTGGATAGATTTAACAGTCCGGATAATGTAGCGGTACTTGGGAGAAAAATTACTCGAGGCACGCTTCTTAAAATGCTAAAAAATGAAAAGTACATTGGCACTTATTCATGGAATGGTATTCGGAAGGAAAATGCTTTCCCTGCTGTCGTAGACAAAAAAACATTTGAATTCATTCAGGATTTACGGAGGTCAAGAATGCATAAGCATCAATCGAAGCCTTATGAATATCCGCTTTCAGGAAAACTGTTCTGCCGCTGTGGGGCACCGATGGTAGGTACTTCAGGGACAAGTAAAAATGGCAGCATTTATAATTATTATTCATGTACGGCCCATCTGAAGAGTACGGAGAATTGCAAACAGAAATCAATTCCCAGAGATGATATTGAAACCACCATTGTACGTGCCGTAACTGATATCCTTTCTGATGAAAAGGCCGTTGATATTTTAGCTCAACAAGTAGTAGCCCTGGCCAAGTCAAAAGGAAAACCACAGGAGATCCTGACTATTGAATCTCAAATATCTGACCTGGATAAAAAAATTTCTCATGCGGTAGCGGCCATAGAAAAGGGGATCAGTTCTCCCGCTCTCTTTTCGAGCCTGAACGAGAATGAAGCAAAGAAATCCGAACTGTCAGCCGCTCTTGCTCGTGAACGTTTAAGACATCGTGGAACAAATATTACTGAGGAAACAATCCGCCAGTTCTTTCGATCGATGCGGGATAAAGATTTCAGTAATGAACAATATCGCAGAATTCTCCTCAGATCCATAGTGAACAAGGTACAGATCGGTGACGGGGAAATTATTATATCTTTTAATTACACGCAAAAACTCCCTACCTTACCGAATCCGGTAAAAGTAGAGAGTTCTTACACAGCAACTTTGGCGGAGCGAGGGAGATTCGAACTCCCGCACCGGAAACCGGTCTAA